TGAGAAAGTTGTATTTGCCATAATAGTTCTCCTGTATAGCGGTTAAATTCTGCAGTCTCTATACCGTCTGCCTAGTCAGTCTGCAAAATTGTTATTCTAGGTATTTATATTATACATAAAAAAAGGGGCGATGTGAACACCGCCCCTTTTAAGTGACCTTACGGCCAAAATAGTTTCCTATTAACTAGTTGGTAAGTTTCCGTTACCAAATACACATCTTGGATCAGAGAATCCAAAAGAGTATCTTTCTCTAGCTTTGAATCTAACGTTACCAGTATCGAAGTCGCCTTCTAACGCAGTTTTAATCGGGCTTCTTTCGAAGTGTTTAAAACCATTAGGAACATCTGTTAACAAGAAGAATGAGTCAGTGTCAGTTAAGAAGTTGTTCACTCTGTAACCTTCAGGAACCATTCCCATGTTATTGATAGCGTTGATGTCATTGTCAGCAGTACCTGTTCTAAGAGTTGATTTCATCAATCTTTCAGCAGTAAATTGTAATTCTTTTGGAATTATCATTTTTCTACCGTTAAGAGCGATTTTTAATCCTCTCTCATCAACGAAACCTTGAATATCAATTAGAGCTTGCTCTAATGAAGTTTCGTTAAGGTCAGCTGCAGTTGAAAGTACGTTTGAGAACGTTCCACCATTTGATAATGGGTGATTGTTCGCAATTAAAGGTACTCCGTCACCACCTGTTACAGCAGTGAATTGTGCTTGGTTAAGCACTTGTGCAGCTTTTACTTGCTTAGTGTTTGACATAGATCTTGCTAAAGCTCTTGTGTATCTTTGAGCAAGTCTGTCATATAGGTTATCTTCGATAGCTTCTTCAGTTATTGAGAATGCTAAAGCGATAGTTTCGTGTGTGTATCTAGCTGTGTAAGCTTCGTTAGCTTGATCGAACACAACTGAAGCACCTTCTTGTTTAGTTGGTGCACCAGCGAAACCGCTTAACATTACTTCTTCTTCAAAAGCTCTGTCAGATGATTCAGTAGTATAAATCTCAGCATGCTGATTATCATATCTACTGTACTCCAGGCCGAATAAGGCATTCAAACCTGGCTCTAGCTCTTTAGCTAGCTGTTGTCGTGATATAGCCATTATTTATTCTCCTTATTAGATACCTGTACCATCACGGTAAAAGTGTTTGTTTATTCTAACTAGAATGTTAGCGTTAGCTGAAGCAACATCACTGTTATTAGGGTCTTGAGAAATGTCAATTGCCTGAATCACAAATGATGCGTTAGTTCCGCTTTCAGAAACGTCCAATTGGACTTCTGAGATTCCAGTTTTAGTATTCCCTGTTGCGTTAGTAACAGAATAATTTTGGAACAAATCTGCTCTTGCAAAAGTCGCATCAGCATCCATTAAAAAAACTGCGTCTGGATCGTCCACTACAAATGCTGTAATGTCCGAAGCAGCAACACCGCCTGGATAATAGTTGCTAAAAGTCGGCTTTTGAGTAGTCGGATCTGTATAAAAACATCCGTTAAAAACACCCACGACAGATGCACTGTTGTTGTAAACATGTCTTTCGATGTTACCACCAGTTACTGGTACAACCAGGTCACCTTGGTAAATCGCAGTTGCATATGAACTAGCAATTGTATATCTGTTTTGAGCTCCAACTAAGGGAGTACCGTCAAGTTTTCTGTAAGGTCTTAGACCAAACTTTTCTACAACGTTTGCCATAGTATTTTTTACTCCTATTTAGTTTTTGTTTTTAATTATTAGCCAACCTTTAGGTAGGATTAACAAAAAGATTAATTTTTGCGTCCACCGCCAAAGGTAACCCGTTTTTGTCTATCAATATTGATAGGCATAGACGGATGTTGTTCCTTCATAAGATCGTTGTCGACTCCTTTTAACTGATCTGTTGTAAGTCTTGAGAAATACTCAGATCGCTGTCTTAAAATCTCTGTCGGTATCCTTGCCAACACAAGGCCTCCAATTCCTATGCATCCTGAATACTTCCCTTCGGTTATCTGAGGATATTTATGAATATCGGGATCGTTTTTTATTTCTTCCGCTTTCACAAATTCCCAGCCTTCTCTAAGTTTCTTAGTCACGTTAGACGCGTCTTCGAAACCTTGCACATTGGTTCTAATCCATCTGTGCTCGAAACCGTTGGGTGCTTTCGGGGCATCCAAACTAGATGGTAACTGCCAAGTCTTTTTTCGTTGTTCAACTTCTCTCGACTCAGCGTTGCGTGAAGTTCTTTTTATAGTATCGTTCATATTATTGAGCCTCCTTCACATATTTAACGTACTCTTCAAGTGGCACACCTAATCTTTTAGCTATTGCTACCTGTGATTTGGTGAGTGTCACAGTTTTGCGTCCGACTTCTTTTCTTCCAGCAGAAGCGACAGTCTGGACAGGTTTCGCTTTCTGCTTAGCTTCAACAGCTTCAGCTGGTTCTTTCAAACCTTGAGCTGTTAAAATAGGGTCTAACCTTTTCTCTATCTCATTATAGTATTCATCAGAGTCAACTTCAATACCCTCTTGTCTTATCTGACCATCTAATGCTACAGCGTATGCTGTTAGAGCAGGATCTTTATCATAACCAAACCACTTCTTATGTTTTTCTCTAAATTCCATAGCCTTTTCAGATGGTGTTGGTTGTTGTTGAACTTGTTCTTGAGGTTGAGTTTTTGCTCTTTCTTCCTCTTCTTTTTTTTGAGCTTCAGCTAATTCAATTGCTGCTTTTCTCTCTTCAGCTCTAATTTTTGCTTTTTCTTTTTGAACAGCAAGTTGAGTCAATTGATCATTTGCTTCCATGATCGCATTCGTATCATTGTTCTCGATAGCAAGTTTTAAATTATTTTTAACTTGTTCTCTTTGAGCATCTACTCTTGCTTCAAATTCTTTTAAATAATTATCAGATTCAACATTATATCTTTTTTCGATATCTTGTAATTTTTTCTGAACCCCTTTAGCATATTCTTCAGCAGCTTTCGCTTGTCTTTCTGCTTCTTCTCTTCTAAAAGTTAATTTATCAATTCTTCTGTTTTGCTGTTTGTATTTTTTGTAAAGACTTTTAAAATCTTTTTCATCATCAGCAAGTTCATCTTTCTCACCTTCGATTTCTTTACCTTCAGCTTTTAATTCTTGTTTAAGATCATCTACCTTATCTTCTTCAATTTTAATTTCAGGTTTATCATCTTTCTTATCTTCAGAAGTTCCGTGATCCGTGTAGCCTAAATCAACTTCACCAAAATTAAGTTTTGGTTTTTCTTTAGTCTCAACATTATTCGCAGACTCTTTTACCTCAACGGTTAATTCCTCTTGACTCACGTCATCGGTATCAATGTCAATGTCTTTTTTAGATTGTTTTACTTCTTCTTGTGCCATCATTTTTTCTCCTTAATAAAGTGTAGCAATGTCTTCTGGTTTTTGGATTACACCAATAATTTCATCATCGTTTAAGATTCTATGCTCACCCCATTTATTTTTAAAACGAGATCCTGCGTATCTTCCGTACATCACGAACTGACCTTCTTTGCACCACGGCCCAAGGGGAAATTTTTCTTTATCTCTATAGCAAAGATTACCCATTGAAATAACTAAACCAACAACTGTGGTTGCTTGAATAGTTTCAATAGTTGTATCTGCTAAAAGTATTCCACCTTTAGTTTTTTGTGCTCCTGCAAATGGTCTGATTAGTAAACGATAACCTGTAGGTTTAGGTAAAGAATTTATATATTCTTCTTTTTCCTCTGGTGTTTTTGGAACCATGAAATTATTTTCATTGCTCGCTATGTTTTTTTCAGTCTTTGTCATTGTCATCTCTGAGCAGTTCGCTCAAATCCTCCTTTAGCTGGTTAAGCGAACTAATTTGTCCCCTAGAATACTGTAATTTCTCATAATTGTCTATACTACCGTAAATTACTTGTTCGCTGATTTGATTTACTTTTTTATCGATTAATCTTTTGATCTCTCGAACCGTTTCTATGTCTAATGTTTGCATATTATAGGTTTATAGGAGAATTTATAAGAAAAGCAAATTATTTTTTGCCACCTAGGTGTTTTAATTCAGTAGCTTTAATACCGTATACCGCTCCAACGACCGCGACCCAAAGTGAAATTATCCACCAAGGCATTGTTTGTAATTTTTCAAAATATAAATCTAATTTTTGACCCATTTTTTCATCTTCTGCAAAAACAGACCAAGCCAATAAAAACAAAGGACTTGAGAGCACTAATAAAATAAATTCGTCCTTCCAGTCGCCTTTCTGATTTTTAGCAATCTGACCTGTAAATTCAATTTCTCCGCGTTTCATCTTTTCAGCATGGACAATAGCTGCTTCTGACATGATGATTTCAGATTTTTTCTTGTTTTTATAAATTTCAGCACCTGTTTTAAATGCAGTACCAATAATTGACCACGGAAACATCATAAATTTTTAAATTTTTCTCTTCTTCTTTGACACATATATGGTACCATTTCTTTTAAAACTTGCCAAGCCTTGTCCCCAGTAATTTTCCAACGAAATAAATGCTTATAATTTTCATTTTTAGGAGTATGACTAAAAAACATACCTCCAAACATATGATGAAATCTTGCAACCATGTCTGCATCAGTTGTATCTACCTTAACTTGAAGATGTTTGGATCTATTTTTACCTCTAGACCACACACCAAAACTACCTTCGCCATCAAAAACACCAGCGAGAACTAAAATTTTTTGTTTTCTTGATAATTTATCGTACGCTGTTAGGTTTTTTTCTAGGTTTAATTTTGATACCTTGCGGATTAGGGCCTTTTTTAGGGGGTGGGCCAAATCTTTTTCCACCGCTAAGCCCTTTTCTTTGATTTCTTTTCGACACCTTTGATCACTCCTTTGTTTTTAGAAGCGTAAAATACTTTTTCAGCTTTCTTTGCACCATATTCTTTGGTCATCGCTGCTTTAATCTTTTTTCCTTTTTTAGTTAGTGGCATTATTTTCCTCTTTCGACTTGATCTGCTGTAATTTTTCCAGCAGCGTAAAGTTTTTTTCTATCGCCTTTTGTAGTTTTAGATAAATCTATTTTAACTTCTTCTGTTAACACTAAAGGTTTTTGTGTTTCACGTGAAAATAATTTTTTAATCCAGTTCCACATTAGTTCCTCCTTTGCATTTCTTTCATTCTTGCAATATCTAACTTCTCTTCTGCAACTCTAATTCTTTCTTGTTGACCTAATCTTGCTTGATCAATTTTTGCTTGCTCAATAGAAGTATCAATCATAATCTCATTTTGTTTTCTTTGCTCTTCTGTTTCAAACTCTTGAGACTTACGTTGTAGATCCATTGCTTTTAAATCTAGTTCTCTTGATTTCAATGCGACTAACGGATCTTGTTGTTGACCGCCAGACTCTGCTTGAACCAAAATGTTTGTTAACTCACCCACTCGTTTTGCAACCATAGAATTAAATTGCACTGTCCACGCTTCAGGGTCTTGCTCTGACATTTGAACAAATTGTGGATCTTGTGCCATTGCCTCCACTACTTCTTGATTTGCTTTTAAAGAAATATGTTCTGAGATGTGAGCTTGTAAAGTTGCATACACCTGTGGATTGACTTGTACCATTCTTGATTTCATAAATGCCATATGAGCTTCAATGTGTGCTTCATGATCTTGTGTAGCAAAAGGTTTTAATTCTTTTAGATTCATTGCATCCGTATTTTCAATTGCAGGGTCTTTTGGAATAGGTTGTTCAATTGGTTTTAATAAACTATCAATCGCTTGTGTACCTAA